TGCTTCACCACGCTTTCTTTTTGCATGGATGTTGTCCCATAGACCTTTTTTCTTTCCTTCTACAAACTCCTGTCTTAAAACTTCTGCTTTGTTTAGAATAGATTCATAGGTCATGTGTTTTTTCCCAACTTGAGTACTAAATTCTCCTTTCTTTGCTTTGAGTTTACCTGCGGTTGCACTCTTAGACTTTCCTAGTCCACCTTTTCTAGTGGCATGTAACTTAGCAGTTGAACTGCCTTTTTGTTTAACTAGAACTGAATCTTGGTTATGCTTTGCAGCAACCTTCTTCATATCCTTTTTAAATTTTCTCTTACCTTTCTTACCTGAGGTAACAAAATAAGATCTTTCTTTAACTTTAGTTTCCTTACCAGTCTTACTATCTTTCTCAGAATATGTACCTGTTGTTTTTTTAGGACCATATCCTCTACCACGAAGATCTTTCTCTAATTGCTTAGAACGAGCTTTATTTTCCTTTTTGGATTTGTCACCTCTCTCAGCAGACACAGTTGCATGAGATTGTTTTTTATCTTTTGCTCTACTAATTACTCTAGAGAGACCACCTTCATCTAGTTTCATATTACACAATATGCTACAGATTTATTTATATTAGGTTGAACGAGAAGATAGTTCTATGTGTATCACTAGTATTATTAGGAGCCATGTGCATTATATTTGCAGGAAATATTATTAGGTCACCTTCTATGACTGATGGACTGAATGATTTTCTATGCCCATGAACATCTTGAAATGGTGAGAAGAATGTAGTGCTTCCATGTTTCTTTTCATCGTACTCTGCATAGAATATAGCAGAGTATCCTACACCACCATGATCATGTGGTTGAAAATAATCTCCTTTGTTGTATCTTTGACACCACAATGCAGTTACATCATTGAATTTGTAATCTGATTTTTTTATAAAACTTTCTAATTCTGGTCTAACAATAGACAGAAAAAGTTCACTATATTCGGGTATGTCTTTCTTAAAATAATCTGTGAATGATATATTATGATCTCTTAATGATGTATCTCCAAACGGAACCATAGAGAGTATTTTATCTTTTGCCCAAGCCCACTCTCTGCAAAAAACTTTATGGTACTCTATAGAAAATAGATTCATCTAGGTGTTTTTTTGCAAAAATACTTCATGTGTCCCTGTATCATACCTTGTACTGACTTAGTTTGATGACCACAATTAGGACACTCGTAGACTGTTTCCCCTTGTTCATTAATAATCTTCATGGGTAACCTCGTCATAGTGCCCTCCGATTATAGCATACAGTTTAGGTGTAATACAAGTTTCCTGATATTGAGACCCTATCCTCCTCAGAATTATAAAACGGATAGACACCGTGTCGAAATGATGATGGGAAGAATAGCATGTTGCCTTCCATATCTGGGTTCATTTTGTAGATATAAGAACTTATTACACCAGATGTATCTATGTATGACATCTCAAAGTCAGATGCTACAGAGTTATGTACCTCTTTTAGGAATCCCTGACTATTCTGTTCAGCACTAGATGTTGGTATCTTCATCCAAACTACAAAAGAGAATACTCCACCATGATCATGGGATGGATTGAACTCATGTTGTTTTTGTCTATTAACCCAAAAACCATTTAACTTCAATCCATCAACCTTCATATGATTTAACTTCTTTGGTGTATATGGAAAATGTTTGTTATATTGATTAGCACATCCTATTAAAATATTTGAAAAATAATTATCTTTGTCTACTAAATCTAAGCTTGAAGATATATGTCCTGCCAATTGACCTTTAGCAGATCCTGATGCTACAGAGATTCTATCCCAAAGGTAACCTATAACTTCTTTATTCAATCCAACTTCCATCCACCCTGTTACAGGTGGACAAACAGGTCTACAAGAAAACATTATTTAAAAGTTAGGAATACCAAATCCAACAGGACCGCCAGCAGCAGCATTCTCACCAACAGGTAGTGGTGATTGTGATGCTTGTGGTAAAGATGGCATCAAGTCATTTGATCCCAAACCTGGAATACCTGCTCCCAGAGATCCAGTAACAGCTTCCATAACTTGTGATTTAACTCCATCAACAATTGAATCTCTGTTGACATATACATATACCCCACTGCCAACAACGGCAAGAGATACAACGCTAGACGCAACAGCAAGTACATTAATAAGTTTTTGCATGACTACATTTTATAAGGTTCAGATTTTTTAGGTGACTCGGCAATAATTTTTAGTGGTGCTTGTTCTATCACAATTGTTTGTGTAGGACCACCATTTTTACCAGCACCATTACCATTCTGCATCTTCATAGTTCCATCACCTTTCTTAGATGCAGTTTGAATTCCGAAGCTAGCTAAAACTCCTGTAAAAACTGAAGCTATAAAAGTTGGATCTATTTTTTGTTGAGGAACACCTGGAATGGCAACATAATTTAAAGTTAATATTCCTCCAGACCAAACCAATACCCCAAGTCGAACAAATGTACTAATGATAGCAGCTCGTTCGTCTTCATCAGGTAGGATTTTGTCTTTTAATTTTTCGAGAACACCTTTTGGTTTGTCCTCTTTAACTTTATCAGACATTGTTTTTATTATAACACACCCCTATTTATCACCCATTAATCCTTGCTTGATGAGTTTCTGCAACTCTGCAGTGCTGCCAGTGAAAATAGCGTTATTAGTAACATTATTTGTAGTTTTATTTTTAGTCTCGTCAATTTCTTTTACCTTTTTTTGAAGATCCATCAGTTTATCTGCAATATCTGCAGTAGACTTTAATACCTGACCTGCTACTTCATATGCTCTTGGTGAACCAGAACTATCAGCAACATCCATTACACCATTCAATACCTCTTGACCCTTTTCGATCAAAGTATATAACTGTGCTCTGGAGTATTGGTAATCTTTATCTATTTCTACACCATGATCTTTTTTCTCAGGTAGACTTTTATGTCTATTAAATTTTTGCACATACTCATGATCATCAGATGTAGTATTTAATGCATCATCTATTTCTTTAGTCATTAGACATCCTCCTGTCTAGTAGGACTGTACTTCTTAGAATCACCATACATTGTAGTGGTTTCACTGAATCCAAAGTCATCCTCAGGTCCAGCACTAATAGGATCAGGAGTCACTGCATATCTCATCTCACGCTTAGCTGTTCTAGTATTAGTATCAGCATAGTAGTCAACCTGTGCCTTCTTAATAAGACCATCTGTGCTCTCAGCAACAGGACCAAAGAGGTAAGTCTTAGCAGTAAAATTGAAGGTATACATTAAGACTCGTCTAGTTGTAAAATCTCCCTCATACTCATCAGTAAATGATATATTTTCAAGTACGACAGGTATATCTCTTTTTTCTCCAATAGAATCTACAAGATCAATTGTAATATTATACGCTGGTTGAAAGAACGGAAGTATCTGTTCTACGATCTGTAACGCATCATCATTCAATTTTGTCATAACATTGAGTTCAAACCCAACATTATATGGAACTGGTAAATAAACTTTCTTTGTTTTTGTACTATCTGTTTTATCTACTGCTTTAAAAGTTCTAGTAATACTACCTTTTCTACTAGGATCATAATTCATAGAAGACATTTCAAATGACATTCTAGGCAATGTAATAGCAGTTGCCTTTGTCAATTCTTCTTGCTGTTCAAGTTTTGCTAAAAACTTTTGCTTAGGACCATATATTAATGGAACCTTAGTTTCACTAATAGTTGCCCCACTCCTGTCATCATGGCGAACATTGATATCATTAAAAAGTGTACCAAATGAAATAACAGTCTTTCGTAAAATTTCGTGGTAAAAATAAGTACCTAACATTATACATCTCCAAAGGGATTTTTCTCAGTAAAGTCGAGAAGTTCGTCTGCTGCTGCTTCAAACTCATCATTCATAAAGAATTCATCTCCTGAAGCTTGAGTACTCAAGTCATCAGAATAAGAGAACACTTGATATCTAGCAGATGATGCAGTTCCAGTAATATATTCACCAGACCTGAAATCACCTGTATTTATCGAAACTTCTAATTTTCTATTAACAGAGTCCCAACTCTTAACATATGCTTCAGTACCAGAATCAGATCCAACTACCCTCTCATTAAGATGATATGTTCCTATACCTGTACTCAAAGGAGCAGAGATTGAAATAGTAGGAGTGTTCTCATAACCAGAACCTGCATCTGTTAGATATATTCTAAACATGCTGGAACCAGATAGAGTTGCAACAGCAGTTGCTTGTATCTGACCTGCCTTAGCACCAACCATAGCACCAGTACCAATAAAGGTTGTATTAACAGTACCAGTACCTCCTATAGAAGTACCAATACCAATACTATTAGTACCAATAGAAGTTACAATTCCTCCACCAGAAAGTGTTACAGCACCAAGTGACTTGAAGTTAATAGTATGACCAATAGCAATATTTGCCATAGTATTAATTCCACTGATCTGCATTGTTCCAGCAGTAGCAACACCAGTAAACTCATATTGCTTATCAACAAACTGAGGATGTTGAATAGTAATTAGAGGAGGAGTAACATAGTTAACACCTGGTTGAGTAATTCTAATAGATGAAATACCACTATTAGTTAATGTCGAAGTTGCAGCAGCACCGACACCTGGCGTACCAAATCCAATGATAGGTGGTTCAACATAAGCAAAACCAGGATTAGTTAGTGCAACGAAATCAATAGCATTTAGATTACCTTTACTTGTAGTAATAGCAACACATTGACCCAATGATGTAGATACACCAGCAGGAGATGCCTGAACAATAACTGAAGGTGGTGTGGTATACCCAGAACCATCATCATTCAATGTAATCTTCTGTATTGAACCGTTTAGTGCAAAGGTATCAACAGATGCCTTAGCAGTAGATCCTATACCAGCAAGACTTACTGTAGTAATATATCCTTCTTCGCTTAGTCTGGTATCTATAGCAGCAACATTCGTATCGATAATTTCGTCTTGTAACTGGAAGAGTTCACATTGAAGTTCGTATGTATAGTTTTTACCTAACTGGAAAAAAGGACTCTCATGTTCTACCTGTTTAATTTCAAATAGTCTCTCTCCTAATGGGAAAAATATAAGATCTCCTTCTTTGGGTCTAGTACCAAAATCTATATCACCGTCTAATGCACCTTGCAAGTTAGTAGAGTTAAATTGAAAAGGAGCAATAAAATCCTCAAATCTTTCTCTTGATATTGTTAAAGTAATTTCATTCTGTAAATTTATACCAAACTTAGTCATTACATCACTACCCTTAGCGTAACCCTCATAGTTGTTTAGGTATGCTTCGATAATATAATTATCGTTGAATTTTGATGATTGAACTTCACCTAAAATATCATCAGTAACTATTTGTTTCCTAGGAATGTAGTAGCAATCTAAACCAAACATTCCAATCTGTTCATCAACAAGCTGCTGAACTAATCGCTGCTCATCAGGTGAACCATGTTGGAAAAAAGGATTTAATGGCATTAGCCTATCATATCAAGAACTGGCATTTCATATGTATCTTGCATCTTCTCTTCTATTTCTCTTATCTCGAAATCAGCATCTTCGTATAATTGTCTACCATTAAGTTCTACACCACCTGGCAATTTAACACCTTGGAACTTTATAAGATTTTGTCCCCATTGTTTTTTTGTTTTTGCTGTTAGATATTTTTTCAAGAAATAATCATTGTAAACTCCACTATAATTTGATGGATCCATTATTCTATAACACTCTATTAGAATGTAATGCCCATCAGTTGCAGCAGCCCAATCAATATCCAAATAGAGTCTATTGTTTCTCTTGTTATATCTAATCTGTGTAGATGTAGTTAATAAGAAATTAATATCTTCAAGATATGTTTTAATCTGAGCATAATTCAATAGACCATTATATCCCATGTTAAAAGCAATATCATTTAAGAACAACTGATACTTTAAATTGAACATTCCATTACTAAGTCCACTACTATTAAATTGATGAACTTTTTCTATACCAAGCACAGAATCAGGTACAGTTAGATAATTTTCATTCTCTTCAAAATCACCAGAGGTAGTTGTTGTGGTTGTAATACCTAAATTATTATCACCACCTCTTGCTCTACCCTTACGAATATCGTCTGTAGTAAGTTTATACTTAAGTAATACCTTTTCAACTCCATCAAAATGTCTTTCATAAAACAATTGTAATGAATCATCTAATAAATCATCAAACTGTTCATCGGCAACATTGATCTCCAATATAGGAGCACCTAATTGCCTAAAAACATAATCTTGTAATGTTAGTCTACTATTTGGTTTTGCCATTAGAAGAATCCTCCATCGATAGAGTC